AGAATGAATAAATCCTGGGTAATAGAGCTTACACTCAGGGCAACTGGACCCACGACAGAGAAAGTGTTGTTCTGTCCACTCAGTTGCATACCACCTATGTTCCTTCAAATATGGCACAAGCGGTGTAAAGAAATCTACAAGGTGTGTGGTTGAAGAAAATGTAATGGCAAAGTGGTTTGACTTTCCTAAAAGATGCGCGACTGCTGAGCGAAATCTATTCAGTGGATTTCTTACCACCGTAAAAGCTTGCCTACCATCATCTGGGAAGGAGAGCGAGTGATATGTTTTGTGTGTCTGGAGTGCATGAGGAGCAATCTCGGGGAAAAAGATAGCTCGATAGGCAACAGTTGCCGTCTTTGGCACCTTAACCCAAATCCATTTCTCACCAGTCACTTTACTCACAACTTCATCAGTTTCAGTCCAGTCTCTTATTCTGCCACAATTAGACATGTATTGCGTCTGCCTCTTTCTTCTGTGCCATGAGTCTGATAAAGTCATTAGTGGTACCAACATAGATATTCTGTTCCTTAATGTTGGTGGGCGACTTTGTAACTTCACTGTCTGCTGGTGTGGCATCGCGTTTCATTTTATGGATCTGCAACAAGTCCTTTGACATATCTGCAGTCGCTTTAACCATCTGCGCTACCACTTCATAGGCTCGCGGATTTTCACTCTCCGAGGCAACGCGAAGCAATTCGTCGAGTGCCCCCACACTCTTATCTATAAGCGTGGTGAGCGTGGCTCTAGCCTTTTCCGAATCGCTCTCTAATGTGTCTTCAATTGGCGTAGCTGTCACGACAGTTGTTTCTGGTTCTACTGTTGCAAGAACTGTCTCGCCTTCCTCAGCGAGGTTAAATTTATCTGCCAAAAGCCTGTCTAGTTTCATATTATCCTATATCTTCAAATTGGACAACATAGTCAAATTGACTATCAATCGTAGCATCGGATGGGTTTGTTGTGACAGTGATCTTATCTCCAGTCGTGCCGTCCTCTGCGGTATAGACATTCGCAAATGCCGTTTTGATCTGTGTGATAGGCGCAACAAAACCGTAGAGATTAATCTTCATGGTAAAATCAAATTCCCATAACAACGCAATTCGCTGTTCGTAGTTCCCCGCATAATCATCGGTCAAGGTCACGCTATTTAAGATGATCTGAATATCACGTTGAATATTTAACTCGGGCAGATCATTGACCGGGATACTAAGATCAGGGTTAAAGTATGGAAGAATCTGTTCTACAATCTGTAACCCATCGGCCTGGTTCTTGGCCCAGGCACTGAGACTAATATGAAGATCATAGGGTGTTGAGACATACGTGGAAGCGATAGATCCGTCTGTACGCGGCGTAAAGGTTTGCTGCATCACAGGCAACTTTCTTGATGGATCGTACTCGAGCCCTGTCATCTCAAATCCCATGTGTGGCAGTATTACTTCAAAAGTCGCTCTGCCCTTATCAATTTGTGGTGCCTCGTGGATACGTTGGATAAATTTCTGCTTTGGTCCATAGGATAACGGAACAGCAATCGTTTGAGCAACAGAGCCTACAGCATCAGTTCGACGAATATAGATATTCTTGAACAACGTGCCGAAGGCGATGACTGCATTTCGAATCGAAGAATGGTAGGAATATTTATCAATGAACATTAATGTTGCTCCTCAATGATGCCGAAGGGATTCTGCTCATCGAACACTAGTAACGTTTGTGCTTCTCGTTCGAAATCGTCGTTATTATCATCAGTTGTCAAAGCGTTCCGGTCTCCCTCAAACTCCTGCTGGAGTATGCTAAATCCACTCTGGGCAAGGATCACACTCCCATCTTGTGCCAAGAGTTGGAATCCCATGGTGTCATGACTTGCCGCAAGTGGACCGTCAGGCATGTTCAGGCGCGCCGCAAGCGAGTCGATGTCTGCCGTAGGATCGCCAGCAATTTCAATCTTCTCACTACTGTACATGAACAATTCAACACTCAAGGTATAGACGTAAATCCGACCTAGCTGGAAGAATGGATTATCAGCTTTCACAAACTTGATTTCAAAAATTGCCCCAGTAAGTGGGAAGAACAATAGGTCGCCTTCTGCTGGTCGCAATGGGAGTTGGAGGTCTGTGGTTTGCATTCCAACCGCCTCATCCCACCGTCGCTTACTGACAACAAATGTTGCTTGATCTGTCACTGTGATTCCAAACTTTGAGAAGAGTTCCCCATTTCCCTCAAACCCTTCCACATTGGTCATGTACATTTCCACAGGGAACTGCTGGGTGAACTTTTGGAGTGTATCCTCTCCAAACACGTCATCCTGGTTCACACTGGTCCGTGGCAGATAAAAAACATCGTGCCCATAAATCGCAATACTTTCTATCACGAGGTCTTCTATGAGGCGCTGTTCACTAATCGCCCCTATTGATTTCCCTGCTTGGAAGTACGGGTTAGTTGGCATAGACTAACCTATAATAAACATGGGTGGCAACTCGTAACGATTCTGCATCTCTTCCTCAATCGTTTCGATTTCCTTGTTTGCTTCTTGATACATTTCAGTACCATTAAGCGTCACACCACCCGGCAACTGAATGCCCTTAAACTTGCTCATGTTACTAGCCCACTGTCGCTTAATGAGCGCCGTGGCATACTTCTTCAGGAACATGTCATCATAGACCTTTGGAAAGTCGTTCGGGTCTGTGATCGCATAACATTCAACAATAAGATAGTCGCCGGGGCGGAACGCTTCCCACCAATTACAATCGATGTACACACGGTTCTGCTTTCTGTTGAAGCGGAATGTCCGCTGACCTGGAAGTAGCATATCGAGTGTCTCGAGGTGCTGCTTCATCTGGCTGTAGTAGATAAGATCTGTACTCATCAGATCGTACATATCATTTAGCCGAAACTGATAAACGACGTCAAAGATATTGTTGGTGGTGCTGCCTGTTGCACCAGTACCGATTTGGAACACGCGAATTACGCCTGTAATAGCATCGGTCGTGTCTAAGTATCCTGTGTCCCAGTTACCCACCGTATAAGCGTTTGTGGCGGCAAGTGACGCAGACCATCCACTTGAGAGACCAGTCACTGTCTCGCCATCTTGAAATGTTCCTGTAACCCGCTGAAGATGAACAGTAATCCCATCTGGATCGAGGAGCCACACGATGCCAATCGTGTTGGATGTAAACCCCTTCACCTTCTCCCCGACCACATATTGGCTATTTGCACCTGCGTTCGCAAGAACAAATTTACTTGCCACGACCTGGGCCTTCAGGTACACTCTGTCCGTGCCATCAAAATGATATTCATTCCAATACTGAAGTGCATCATCGAGACGATCACTCACTTGATCATCGTCGACATTGATTTCAATAACGGGCGCACCTAGCCGACGAAGGCAGTAGTCGCTCAGTTGTTGACGTGTTGTTAGTGGCATAGGGCTCCCAGAGTTACTTTTCTACTATTTATGCGAAGAAGATGAAGAAATTACCCGCAGGATTCCCTCCATCGGCAAATACATCGTTCAAGCTACCGTCGATACTAGTACCCACAATCGTGACGTTTGTGATGCCCAATACCCCAGTCGAATGGAGTCCAGTAATCGCATTAACGCCGGTGAGGCTCTGAATTGCATCACCTGAAGTTATGACATCTTGGGCACTTGCCAGTGTAGAGACTGTTGTTGGTCGTCCTATACCATCACAGTACACGGAAACGTCATCAACCGCACCTGCCGCGGCGACACCGCTTGTGATGACATTTGTGATTCCTAACGGGGCAACCGTTGTAAGGGTTCCCGTGCTATGCACACCAGTTGCCGCGACATTGGTAAATGCACTGATCTGCGGTCCATGAACAAGTCCAGTGAGTTGTGACACATGGATTACACCAAAGCCATCACAATATGTTGATGTTGATTGGACAGTTGATGTTGCTGTCGTGCCGGTCACAACGACCGTTCCACTACCACTACCGATGGCTGAATTCACATGGCCAGTTCCGACCGTTCCACTAATTGCTCGAGTAGAATCTGCCTGCGTTGTTGGTGTATGAAGAACGCCTTGTCCACTACTCGTACTTGCCTGCGCAACACCTGCGCCTACCCCGCTGGGTGCTGTAACACTACCCGTGCCAGAAACAGCCGAAACCGTTGTAACACAATCGACACTAGCATGAACGCTATAGAGCGTTGCAACACCACTTACCCCAGTTATTGCTCTATTGACATCAGCATGGAGTGTAACTGTGCCTGTGCCACTAGTCGCTGTAGTGCCTGTAATGCCGGCAGTACAATCACACGAAATTGTTGGTGTGTGGACCGTGGCAGTACCACTGATACCAGTGACCGTTGCAGTTGTTCCGCCACTACCAGTAACATTTGCAACAGTACCACTACCACTAACGCCGGTAACAGTAGTAACATTACCATCACCCCGGCCAACAGCATTATGAAGTGTGTCGGTACCACTAATGCCAATGACTGTGATGTTTGCATCACCACTACTTGTGCTGGCATGTAATGTACCAGTACCATTGGCTCCAGTGGTAGTGACATTACTATCGCCACTACCAGTAACATTTGCAACAGTACCACTACCACTGCCACTAGTAGTAATAGCAGTAGTGTCAACACTAATTGTCAGTGTTCCTGTGCCCGCAGTTGCAGTAACACCAGTGACAATAATAATTGCTGCATTTGTCGCAACAACATCATTTACGGTACCAACACCATCGACGTTAGTAACTGTCGTATTTGTATCTCCACTACCGACGACATTGTGGAGTGCTCCTGTCCCGCTAACAGTAGTGATGGCAATATTACTATCACCACGACCGGTGACATTATGCAGTGTGGTAGCACTGCTGATGCCTGTGCCCACACACTCGCCATCTCCACTACCGACAGCATTGTGGAGTGTACCTGAGCTACTGACGCCCGTACATGCAAATGTAGAATCTGCCTGTGTTAAGACTGTACCAAGTACCGCGGTCGCTGCTATGCCAGTAACAATAGTAGTGGTATCTACAGTGGCATGGACACTATGAACTGTGGCGGTACCACTAACACCTGTAACAAGTGGCTGTTCATCGACATCAATAATTGGTGTCGCAACAGATCCAGTGCTCGTGACGCCAGTGACCGCGACAGTACACCCTGCACTAATCTGTGGTGAGTTAACTGTGCCGGTACACGATGCACCAGTCGCGACACTATTGCCATCGCCACTGCCAATAACTGAGGAAATGATACTGGTACCAGACACACCAGTCACAACTACTGTTGCCGCAACACCTGCCGTGACACTGTTGAGTGTAGCGATTCCACTGACACCAGTAACCGTTACGTTGGCTGTACCGGAAGTGATAACAATATGAAGTGTGCAGGTACCACTGACACCAGTAACCGCGATGTTGCCATCACCACTACCTGTGGCAGTATGTAATGTACCTGTACCGCTAATCCCTGTGAGAGTAATGTTTGCATCACCGCGATTAGTGACACTATGAAGTGTACTTGATCCACTGACACCAGTAACCGTGATGTTGCCATCACCACTGCTGATGACATTATGAAGTGTAGAACTGCCACTAACACCAGTAACGACACCACTAGTGTCTACGCCCGCAGTAACAGTATGAAGCGTACAGGTACCGCTAACACCTGTAGTGGTGATATTTCCATCACCACTTACGACAACGTTATGAAGTGTGCCAGTACCACTAACGCCAGTGACAGTAATATTACCATCACCAGTAACAGTGACATTATGGAGTGTGCCAGTACCACTGACGCCAGTGACCGTTCTATTGCCGTCACCACTACCAATAACGTTATGCAGTGTAACGGTGCCACTAACACCAGTAACAGTAATACTAACATCTACACTAGTAGTGACACTATGTAATGTACCAGTACCGCTAACGCCAGTAAGTGCTCTATTTCCGTCACCACTACCAATAACGTTGTGAAGTGTGCCGGTGCCGCTAACGCCAGTAAGTGCTCTATTTCCGTCACCACTCCCGACAACGTTATGGATTGATGATGTTACGGAGACACCCGTAACGACCGCTGTGCCATTAACAACGGTCGTGCTAGATGGATGGAGAAGAGTGAGTAACGACACTTACTCTTCAGTCAGTGTAATGTGAATGGTCAGGTTCCATGCCTGTGCGGCATTCGAGAGTGCTTCGAGTACGAACGATTCCAGGACACCCGCCCGCAATGTCCACGGCTTCGTTTCACCACCTTCCTGCCAGTCATAGATAACTGTTGCAGGGACTCCGGTTGCCGTTGTAGTAGGATTCGCGAAGCCTGGTAGTGTATCCTGTACGGTCGCGGCAACGATAGTCGGCAGTGTCGCACCACCCCGCACCACACACTCTGCACTGGGGTCGGCCAGATTGCGCTTACCACCCGTCAGAACTGTGCCGGCTGACGCCTGTGCGGTGCCGGTATTAATCTGAAAGCTCAAGAGACCGGCTAGTGCCGTGGTTTGGTATCCTGACACAAGGATACGGCGAATACGCACTGTCTTTGTCGCAGAAACCGCGTGGTCAATCGACAGAATCGGTTTCGCCGTGCCCGCCGACAACGTACCTGTTGCGAGTGCGTGAATGCCATACGTGTATGTGGCCAGTTGAATCGCATTGTTGTACACCGGCACCGCCGCCATACCAAGCCCGTTCGTCGGCAAAGTTTTTGGCATGTTTGGCGATAGCGACACAACGAGTGCCTTATCGGCCGCTACTGCCGCCGTACTTGCAGAAGTGACAGCAGCAGTATCAACCCCGTCCGTGATTTCAACACTACCGATAGTATTGCTACCAGCGGGAAGAGCGCCGGTCAACTGAGCCATTGATGCGGGACCAACCCGAGTGCTCTGACTAATATTGACACTCATTGTACCGGTACCAGCAACAACTACCCTAATTCGGAAGTAGATGAAGCCTGTTACGTCGTAGCGTAGTGTTTGATTATTTGTGATGGCACTCGTTAGCGTAGCGAATACGGGGTCTTGTCCGGAAATAGGAATCCAAGTGACAGCGTCCGTACTGACTTCTGTAATAAACGTGGGTGACCCCGATAACGAACCGGAAGTGGTCGCGAGCAATGTCGCGACACTTGTTATCGTGAATTGCACCGTGTTTCCCGGAGTGCCTACAGGAACACTTCCACTCTGTACAGAATCGCTTGGCGTGGCGCTATTCGGGGAAAGTGCAACAACGAGAGCATTATCGTCCACTGTGGGCAGAGTGGACCTGCCCATAACAGCGGCAGGAAGACCAAGTGGACCTTTGATGAACCCCGAATTCACACTACCAATCAAATTGCCGATGCCTGAGCCCGACGTATATGCAGTAACTTTTACACGAACATGCGTAACCGGAACGCCAATGAGGTACATCATGTAAAAGGCGGTTCCTGACGTAGAGGCAATCGAAGTCACGGGGTTGTCGAAATCAACTCTGTCCCATGCCTGTATGCCCAGGTATGTTGTGCCCCCGTCGTAACTCACCTGGAATGACACGGTTCCGATGAGCGTATTCGTCGCCGCTGGCATCGAAAAGAAGAAGTCACGCATGTCTGCCGCAGGAATGGTTAACGTCGCGTTCAGCGCTCCCAACGCGCCGGAGGCAATCGTGTTTTGCGGGATACTACGCATGAAAAGGCCGTAGTCCGTTTCCCCTGCCGCCGCGTTCGCGACCTTGGCGCGCGCGGCATCTGTGGTGTCGTCGGCAACTACCATCTCCTGACGATACGCCGTCGATGAATCGGCACGCGTCACCGCCGTCGTGGCCACGTTATCAAGCGATCCTGATGTTGCTTCCGAGATGGGGATGTTCTTTTCTGTTGCCATATGTCATCCTTAACCAATGTAGATCTAAAACACAGAACGGGTTATGGTAGCGTATATTGTACCATAACCCGTTCATCTAGTAATATGTTACACTTATCAAGCCAAATTATGTCTAAGTAGTAACATGTTATGAGTTACGCAATCGTAATAACTGCCGACGCGCCCGCTGCAGGAAGCTGAACAGTGAATGTACCATTTGTTGACGATGTGCTTGTGAAGAGCAATACTGCCATGGCAGCATTGGTGCGGCTGCTATTATAGATCAAACACATGTCCGACGTGAGTGTGCTTGTCGTCCAGTTTGGGTTAGTCGACCAGGTCATATATCCTGTCGTACCTGATGTTGACGTCGTAAACCCAGTCATCGTTGTGCCACCTGCAACATAGCCCGTTCCAGTAATTTCACCTGTTGTGGTGTAAACGGTGGTGGCGGCGCCAAATGTCGTCTGTCCTGCCTGTGTGTACAACGCCATCTTGATCACATCGGCCGCGGCCCACGTGAGACCAAGTAGCTGACCCTTGAATGAGGTTGGAAATGCCTGTACCGAAGCCATAGAAACTCCTTACGTTGTAGGATACCCTAGAGAATGTGCAACAAGGTCGTAATGACCATTACTAAAAACGAATCCCACCCTGTCCATTAATCCGCTCAACACACTCGGAGCAAATGACCTCGCGAGTACTGGATTAACTCGAACAGTGGTTGGCCATGTGTACGCCTTATTGCCACCTGGACCTTGGGTAATTTCCAGCAAGAACTTTTGATCAGGAACGGCATTTGTAAACACAAATGCAGTATCCCCGAGCAATGTAATCTTGACCGTATCTACACGCCCGGCCAATAAATCGAGTGTGAGTGTTGAGGACCACACAGGAGTGAGGGACTTCCTAGCCTGTGGGAATGCCACTATCTCATTGTCTGCAGATTTGAATCTGAGAATACCGTCAGCATAATTGAGCGCGACTTCGCCATATTCTAGATCTGTCACGAGCGGAACTTTGCCGGGGACAGAAGATTTTTTGAGCAGAATAGGTACGCGTTCTATGTGCGGCATGAACTACCCCTAACAAGGAGTGTGGCAACAGAGGATAAGAATCCTATACGGCTATTTATGCTTCGGCAGGTGCCACCTCTACAGGTGCCAACTGCTTTTTGAGATCCGCATTTTCTTTTGTTAATCTATCAATTTCTGCCTGTGCTACGCGCAACTGCGCCTTTGCCATAAGAAAATTATCCAATTGATCGTGTGTAAAAGTCGCTTGCTCAGTGACGTAGGCATTCATTAAGTCAACATTTGCTGTTTCTGGCATTCTCGCTCCTAGTAATCTCCGCCATCAATAAGGGTGACAACAGGTTCTGGTGCGGCAATCCATTGACCTGTTGATGGATCATATGTCAAGACAAACCGCTGGTCCTGATTAAAATCAAGATCTGAAGGGTAGGGCTGTGGCAACGCACTTACATCGACATCTTGAAGATCATTGATATGGGCCATAAGACCTTCTCGATTAATGTCAATACCGGCCGAAACTGTGGGGGTAAGCGCAGCCGTGATCCCCTGAGCAGTGAGCGTGGTCGCAATCACCTGTCCCGCCGTTCGTGTCGAGACTAAAACATTGGTAGGTGAGGAGACGCTAACGCTAATCGGCATTAGGCGAGTGTCGGAGACACTGTTACAAGGCCTTCCATAACGCGAATAACATCGGCATCTAGGTTCGTGAAGATCTCAACCACATACAAATAGCGTCCCGCCTTAATCGCACCACTTTGTGCGGGCGTAAGCGCGAGCGAGACAGACCCATCTGTTTTTGGTGTTGTGACGACGGCGGGGACGACGAACTTAATGCTCGACGCGGGGTTCTTCTTTAAGAAACATCGTGCCGAATATAACGTCAGGTCAAGCGGGTTTCCGCTTGCGTCCTTCACCGTAAGTGTTGTACCGAATGTGGCACCTTGTTCAATGATAAGATTTTGTACTTGTGCCATAGTGTATGACCCCTTGACAGGTGGAGGAACATCGCATAAGTAACGGTGTACCTGTGTTCAAGGACTATTTATGGTCGCCGAAATACGCGAAATAACGTTCGAGGATATAGCGCCATTATGGCGTGAGCTATGGGTGGGAAATGAAGCCAATGTGAAACCTGCCAATACAGCCACCTATAAATTTGTCAATGGTTATAACCCGAAGATTCCGTATGGACCTGTTACCTTCTTCGGACTATATGTGGATGAGGTGTTGTGTGGTGGGGTATCAACGTATCGGTCCTCTCCAACACATTGGACCAGAATTCGAGGCCTGTATGTTCAACCATCTATTCGAGGGCATGGATATGGTCAGCTACTAGTTCGCCACGTGTTGACGTTTGCCCATCACCACAAGACCTCTTATGTGTGGGGGTATCCTCGCTGTAGTTCATGGTCCACCTACAAAGCATGTGGCTTTGTACAACAAGGACTCATTACGGAATTTGACTTCGGCCCCCATGTGTGGGCCTATCATACATTATGATTCATATCTTCACAAAGGGTACGGCGGCACAAGCGAATACGCTGCTCACCCAGTTGACAAAACATCTCCCACAGCCCTTCCAACTGTATTGTACGAACGCAGATGAACGGTGGTTTGATAGTCATATCAATGTCCTTGCCCCATATACGAAGGACATGTTTGCGTGGGAAGAACTATTTTATGTCAATGCCACCCATATAGATGATATTGTATTATTCCTTCCCACCGCAAACGTTCGTCTCACAAAACAGTTTGCCGATATTTTCGACATTCCATACCTCACACTGTTGTCGGCGGCGGCGGATGGATCATTTATGTTTAGGAACGCGGCCGTACTCCAGGAGACAACAGAACGGGACTACGTGCGCTACGACACGTTTCGTGAGTATCTCAGTGCAATTAACTTTGCACAACTACCTCTTACATCACAGTGGACCTTAATGCCACAGTGGTGGGAACAGGATAAGGACCTCGAGGTTGAGTTGTACAATCCGGACCTGGGATTGTACAACACACTTCCTAATAAGGTTCACATTGAACTGTGCTTCTT